CTGGCCGATGCGCTGCAGACGATTACCGACCCGCTGGTTATCAAGACAAAAATGGACGAGAGCGACAGGGAGATTCTTCAAGAATTAAGCGATGCTCTTGCCGAGCGACTTTTCCCCACTTCAAACACCCCCGCCCCTGTCACGCCCCATTGATGGCCTTGGCGATGCCAAGCGCGCCGTCTTTGGTGGCTTTGCCGAGGGACTGATTCCGCCGCCACCCATTGACTATACGCTGTGGGGATCGCGCAACGTCCAGTTCGGGGCCGATGATAGCGAATTCGACGGGAAATATGACCCTGACCTTTTTCCGTTTTTTCGGGAAGTTTTGGCCTGCCTACAGCCTGATCATCCTTCACGGGAAGTAATACTGATAAAATCTGCGCAGATTGGCGGAACTGTTGTCGCGCAGATTTTCCTTGGCGCATCGATGGATCTGGACCCGGGACGCTTCGGGTATGTGCACCCGTCACTGGATAACGCTAAAAAATGGGTACGGATGAAATGGGCGCCGTTCGTCAAGCGATGCCTGCCGCTGCGCAACGCCTTCGCCAGTGACCGAAGCCGAGACACGGCGAATTCGATTTTTTTTAAAGAGCGCCGCGATGGCCTTGGCGCACTGACTATATCCGGAGCGAATTCTGCATCCTCGCTGTCGATGTATACCGTGAAACGGCAGGTGCAGGACGACCTTTCGAAGTGGGAGGAAAACGAGGCGGGCGATAGCGAAACGCAGGCGGATAGCCGGGCGATGGCGTTTTCATACGCTAAAATATTCAAACTATCGACGCCGATGATTAAGGGCACCTGCCGGATATCAAGAAATTACGACCGGTCTGATCAACGAGCTTTTAAGGTGCCTTGCCCACACTGCGATGAGCCGCAGGTGTTGACGTGGGAAAACTTCAGCAAGTCGCTGCATGAGGGGATGGATTACGCCTCGGCGCACTTTACTTGCGAGAGTTGCGGCGCGGCGATTGAACACCACCACAAGCGTGAGATTGTCGCGCGCGGCTTTTGGGAGGCGAGAAACCCAAAGTCGAACATTCCCGGCTTTTGGATATGGACAGCTTACTCGCCGCTTGTCAGCTGGGCACGCATTGCCGAGAAATACTTTCAGGTTGTCGGAGACCCTGCAGCAGAGCAGCCGTTCTATAATGACTGGCTCGGTTTGCCTTATGAGCAAAAAGGCGAAGCGCCGCCATGGCAGTCGATTGCCGAGAGGGCGAATAAGATCGACGGGTATGAGCGTCGCACGATACCGCCGGGCGGTATCCTGATCACCTGCGGCGTTGACGTGCAGGGCGACAGGGTTGAATGGCATGTCAAGGCATTCGGGCCGAACTTGCAGCGTTACACGATCGATTATGGCGTGATTGAAGGGCATATTTCTGAGGATGCCGCCCGCAAGGGGTTGGACAGGCTTTTGAAGCAGGGATATAGAAACGCGCACGGCCGCCTGATTGGCATCGACATGCTGGCTATCGACGCAAACTATCATACCGAGGATGTTCTGGATTGGGCCAAGCAGCATCCGGATAACAAGGTTATTGCGGTGCGCGGAACTAAGGGAGAATTCGCACCGCCTCTGACGCCAGTGCAATGGGCACGCAAAAAAGGCGTCAAGATGAAGCGCCGGCAGAAAAAGTTTTTTAACGTCGGTGTGTCTCCGCTCAAGGCTTCGCTTTTCAAGCATCTTGAAAAAGACAAACCAGAAGAGCGTGGGTTCTGCGGATACCCCCGCGGTATGGATGACGAGTTCTTCATCCAGCTCTGTTCTGAGCGCCGCGTGCTGCGTACAAACAAGAAGACACATTACGCCTATCACGAATGGGAAAAGCTCCCCGGCGTGCGCAACGAGGTTCTGGATACCGAGATCTATGCGGAAGCAGCGGCGCGCCGACTTGGCTGGACGGAGCTTACGGAAGACCGATGGGATGCTTTGCGCGCCGCACGTGAATGCGCGCCTAGCGAGCAACAGCTGGATTTGCTGGATGCCAACCTTGCCGCAGCCTCGAATAAAGATGTCATCATTGAGCCGCCGGAAATCGAAGAAGAAGACGATGACGAGAGGCCAGATGGACCCGTGCCGAAGAAGAAGCGCGCGGAAAAGAAAAAGCCAGATAAAGCCGCGGATAAACAGGGCGACAAGAAAAAGAAAATCATTTCACGCCTTGCGTGAGAAAGGGGCAGCTCATGGCCGAGGATAAAGAGCAGATTGCGCTATGGCTCAGCGAAGCCCGTGAGGCAAAGCACAAGCTGGTGACTGGTCAGAAGGAGGTTACGATTTCCTATCAAGGCCGAGCCATTACCTTTAACCAGACGGCGGTCACTCTGGAACAGCTCGACCGCCATATTGCCGACCTTGAGGCAAAGTTGAAGGGCGGCCGCGCGCGTGCCAGACGGGTGTTTTTTAAATGAAAACACCTCCTGCTCACAGTCCTATTCTTGATGCGTCCGGTCGGCCGATGGTGCGTGCTATGGCCTATGAAGCCGGTAGCCGTACAAGCCAAGAGCTTGGGCTTTTTAATCCGTCACTGGGTTCGGCTGACCGTGATTATCTGCCAAGTCGTAATACGATTGTTGCCCGTACCCGGCATCTTGTGCAGAACTCTGGTTGGGCCTCTTCTGCTGTCACGCGTCATCTGGACAGTGTTATCGGTATCGGCTTTCGACCGTCTGTGAAGCCTGATTATCTTGCGCTTGGTCTGGATAAAGAATGGGCGAGGACTTGGGCGCGTAAGGTAGAGGCGCGGTGGCGTGTTTATGCAGAAGACCCGCTTCGCTATATGGATGCCGCGCGCCGTAAAAACTTCACAGAGATTCTGCGCACGGCTTATCGCGAATGGCTGGTTTCCGGCGAGGCGGTTGCTTTGAGCCTTTGGAAGACAGGCAAGCCGGGTAAACGCTGTGCAACTACATTTCAGCTGATTGATTCCGACCAGCTGTCTAACCCCTACGGCGAGCCGGATAGCGATACGCTGCGCGGCGGTGTCGAGGTAAGTGAACTGGGTGCGCCAACCGCATATCATTTTCGCGATGCGCATCCGGGCGATTTTACGATTGCGTCTGCGAAGTCATGGACGTGGACGCGTGTTCCACGTGAAACACCGTGGGGCCGGCTGCGTGTCATCCACGCATTTGAAGAGAAGCGTCCGAACCAGACGCGCGGCATATCCCGCTTTGCGCCTGTTGTCGAGCGTTTCAAAATGCTGGACCGGTATGACAAGAGCGAACTGCAGGCGGCGCTGCTGAATGCCGTGTTAGCAGCGGCCTTTGAAAGCCCTATGGATAGCGAGCTGCTGTTTGATTCTATCAGCGAAAAAAGCCTGAATGAATATCAGACATTGCGCAGCGACTATCATAAAGAAAAAGGTCTCACGATTAACGGCGTTACTGTGCCTGCGCTGTTTCCGGGCGAGAAGCTTACGTTTCATACTGCCGCAAGGCCGAACGTAGCTTTTGCTGATTTCGAAAGGGCTTGTCTCAGAAATATATCAGCAGCTCTGGGCATCACGTATGAGCAGCTGACCAGTGATTGGTCTCAGGTAAATTATTCGTCTGCCCGCGCCGCTATCATGGAAGTATGGAAGACATTATTTGCCGACCGTACTCTATTTGCCGACCAGTTCGCAACGCCGATTATGCTGTTGTGGCTGGAGGAGGAGATCAACGCCGGGAATATCGAGATACCCGATGGCGCCCCCAATTTCTATGAAATGCCGGGTGCTTACCTTGGTGTTAAATGGATTGGCACGGGTCGCGGATACGTTGATCCGGAGAAAGAAGCCAAGGGTGCGAATATGCGCATTAACACGGGTATTTCGACGCTCGAGGATGAGTGCGCAGAACAGGGCAAAGATTATCAGGAAGTGCTGGAGCAGCGCGCTGCCGAAATCGCCTATATGAAAGAGCTTGGTCTTCCGCTGCCGGATTGGGCATCGGCACAGCCCACGATTTACAGACAGGGAGATGGCGATCAATGACTTACGCCTTTTTAAACGAAAACCGTGCCCGCATGTTTATTCCGCAGGCGCACCTCCTCAGCCGCATTGATGCCGAGCGCAGGATGGCGGCAGCGGCACCCGTCGCGCCGGAAAAGATGGCCGGCAGCTTCATGCAATGGGTTACAGAGATGGGCCGTGAGCCGCTGGATTACAGGATCGTTGACCGCGTGGCGCTCATCGATATTCATGGCGCCGTCTGTTCTGCGCAAATCCCCCTATGGTTTTTCTATGGCGATGTAACGTACGAGAGCATCGTTGAAACCCTCCGTCATGCCGTCGCTGATACCGATACCGACGCAGTTATTCTGCGCTTCAATTCGCCGGGCGGTACGGTTACAGGTTGCGCCGAAGCGGCTGCGGCGATTGACCGTATCGCGTCGGGCGATAAGCCGGTTATCGCGCATGCGCAGATGGCAGACTCGGCCGCCTTCTGGCTGGCATCGGCAACAAATAAAATCTTTGTCGATCCAACGGGAGAAGTGGGCAGCATAGGCGTGATTTGCATGCATGCGGATTACAGCAAGCTCTATGAAGAGTGGGGGATAAAAGTCACCGCTATTGCCGCGGGTGCGCATAAGACCGACGGAAACCCTTATGAACCGTTGACGGAACAAGCGCTTGAACGCTTTAAAGCAGATATGGAGTACCTGCGCGGACAATTCGTCAGCAGCGTTGCCAAGTATCGCGGATTGCCTGAGAAACAGGTTAAAGCAACCGAGGCACTGACATATATCGGGGCGCAGGCTGTCGCGGCCGGCCTTGCCGATGAAGCAAAATTCTTCGATGACCTTCTGGCTGAAGCGGCCAGTCTGGCAGTCGATGGATAAAACCACAAGCACCGTAACCAGCCAGAACAGGAGAGACATCATGGCGAAACGTCAGCTGACAAAGAAGCCTTCGGAAATGAAGGGCAAAAAGGCGGCCGGAGGCAAAGCAAAAGCCGAGAGCGACAAAGAAGAAGACAAGGCCGAAGAGGAGAAGGACGACGAAGACAAGGCTGAAGAAGAAGAGAACGAGTCTGAAGGCGAGGGCACTGATACCGAACAGGAAGACGACAGCGCCCCTGAAGACGACGAAGAGAGCGCGGAGGAAGAGGATACGGATGAGGATAAAGCGCAAGCATCTGTCCGTACCCGCATCCGCAGCATCATGAAAAGCGAAGCAGCGCAGGGCCAGACACATCTGGCAGACCACCTTGCCTTCAACACGGGGCTTTCGGCGAAGGCGGCGGTTGCCATCCTGAAGGCGGCTGCCAAAGATAAAGCGACCGCCAGCACTACGAATCAGTTCGCCGCTGCGATGGCGACCATTCATAACCCCACTGTTAAGGCTGGCGCTGTGAATGATACTGCCAGCGGGCGTTTGCTGTCCAAAGTCGCCAAACGTTTCTCTCAAAAGAAATAGGCGGCCGGCTGCGGTGCCCGCAGTAAGTAACCAATAAAGACTGACTAAGGACTAAATCATCGTTGCCGTCACCGCCGGCGACGTCACCCATCTTTGGCTTTAAACAAGGAGAATAGCCATGCCCCCCACAACGATTGAAGAAAACAAAATGATTGGCGATCTCGTTCGTCAGGAACTCCCGAACTATGCCAGCCGTCGCCTCCAGAAAATCGCTGCAGCAGCGGGCGTCCTTCTGGTTGGACAGATCCTCGGTAAAGTGAAAATCGGCGCACTTACGCAGGCGTTTGTCGGAACCGGTAACGGTACGCTGACAGGTCTTGCAGCAAAGAATCTCACGGTACCCGGCGACTATGTCCTGACCTGCGTCGCAGCCTCTACGGATGCGGCGACGTTCAGTGTTGTCACGCCGTCTGGCGAACGACTGAAAGATGCGACGCTGGGCGTTGCATACAGCAGTGACCACCTCGCATTTCAGCTGAATGACGGCAGCGTCGACTTTACGGTCGGCGCAAAATTCACGATTACGGTCGCGCCCGGCTCCGGTGATTTCAAGCCTGCTGTTGTCGGCGCGGTCGACGGTTCGCAAACGCCCGAGGCTATCCTGCTGCAGGAAGTCGATGCATCTGTCAATGCGGTCGAAGACGTTCTGGTACTCGATCGCGAAGCGCAGGTCGTGGTTTCGGAGCTGGTCTATCACGCCTCCGCCGATAACGCCGACAAGAAAGCAGCGCAGCGGGCCTTCCTCGAGGAGAAAGGCATCCAGTTCATTTCCGCCGCATAAGGCAAAGCGTATCCCCCGCAACGCAGCCGGTAACTGCGGATTACCGGCTGTGCCACAATTTCCGCATCGTCTTTAAATTTCAATTCTCAAGGAGAAACAAGATGCATATCGCTGATCTTTTTTCGGGGGATGCCTTTTCGGTGCAAACCCTGACCCAAGCGGTCAACATGATGCCTACGCAATACGGGCGTTTGAACCAGATGGGGCTTTTCAAGCCGAAATCTCTTGATACTACGATCGCCGCTATCGAGATCAAGAATAACGTGATCAACCTGATTCCGTCTTCCCCGCGCGGTACGGCGGCGCCGAAAAACAAAACCGGCAAGCGCAGCATGAAGTTTATCGAGATCCCGCGTATCGCGCTCGATGACGTGCTGTTTCCCAGTGATGTGCAGAACAAGCGCGCATTCGGCACAGCAGATCTGCAAACCGTCGAAGACGTAACGATCGAGCGCCTGGCCGAACTCGCCCGCAAGCACGATATGACCGACGAATATCTCAAGTGCGGTGCGCTGCAGGGGATCGTCTTCGATGCGGATGGAAGCGAGCTGCTCAATCTGTTTGAGCTGTTCAACGTCACCGAAGAAGATATCGAATTCGACTTCACTGATGAAGATGAAGATGTCGCCGGAAAAGTCGAACAAATCGTCAGCCTTATCACCGAAAATATTTCTGGCGATATGATGACGGGCGTGCGCGCGCTTTGCTCGCCTGAATTCTGGGATGGCCTGACCAAACACCCGAAAGTGACGGCAGCTTATCAGCACTACCAAGTCACTTCGCAGGCTATCGCTGGGCTTGCCGGTTTGAACGGCAATATCCTCCGCGATAACATGACTGCGGGCTTTGTCTTCAAGGGCGTGGTCTTTGAAAAATACCAAGGTAAAGGCACGTTCCTGAACGATACCGGCGCATCGGCGACGCGTCACTTCATTGCACCCGGTACCGCGCGTTTCTTCCCTGAGGGGACGGTTGAAACCTTCCATCAGGTGCATGCGCCGGCTGACTGGATGGAGGCGGTGAATACCCTTGCCGAGCCGCGCTACGCCAAGGTTATTGCAGACCCGAAAGGTACGCATGCGGACCTGATGACGGAATCGAGCAAGATCCCGTATTGCGCACGGCCCAAGGTACTGGTCAAGGGAACCGGCGTCTACCCGAGCGAAGGTTAATCATCGAAGCAAAAAAAACCCTCGGCTGAATAAGCCGAGGGATTTTTTTTAATAAAGAAAGGGCGAAAAAATGCAGCTGCCCAAAGCAAAAATCCTAACCGCACCTGATGGTGGGTATTTAGTGAAGTCCGGCGACGTGGTGGGGCTGAAACCCGAACAGTACGCGGTACATCACTATGCCGTTGAGTTTATTCGCGGCGCTGTCGCAGGGGCGATGGGAGAAGTCTCTGTTGTGCGCGCCTGTATGGCTTTTTCGATTCCTGCACGTCAAACCATCGCTCTTTATGAAGCGGACAGCGCAGGGGGCGCGCAGGGCGCATCCAAGCGAAGAACACAGCGATGAGCTTTAGTCAGCTTTTAGACGACTCACTGCGCCGCATGCATAAGGCGGTCGGTGAAGTCGTTCAATATACCCAGCCGGGTGGTGAAACAAAAAACTACTACGCTGTTCCAGTAGGTAGCGAGCGAGAAGAGGTGTTTTCAAATAGCCGCCGGCATGTATCTGGCGTCCTCCTTGAAATGCTCGCTGCTGATGTCACCCCATTAAAAGGGGGCGGGATAGTCTTTCTCGGCGCGCAATACACGATCAAAACTGTCAAGTATGCAGACACAGACCACCGCTTGTGGTTGGTCGAGTGCGCACCGGCGGAGGTCTGATGTTCAAGCTTGGTTGTCAGGTTGTTGGTGACGTAGCGAAAGATATTTATAAGTACCGTATCAGGATGCAGAAAGGCATGACCCTTGGCACGCGTGACGCAGGGCGGGGTTTAAAAATGGCGCTGCGGGAACAAGTTCGTAGCGCAGGGCTGGGGCCTAAAGTCGAAAAGACATGGCAGGATAAGGAATTTCCATCAGGCCAAAAGCACTCTATGTCGCCGGCGCACCTCGTATTTTCAAAAGCGCCGAAGCTTATAGAGGCCTATGACAAGGGCGTGACCATTCGCGCCAAGAATAAGATATTTCTTGCTATTCCGACAGAAGACGCGCCCGAGCTTCGGATGCGCGGCCGTACCCGGGTACAGGTCTCCCCCAAAACGTGGCCTGAGGAGAAATATGGCCCGCTTCGCTTTGTGGCGGGTAAAGGGGGGTATGGGTATCTTGTCGCTTCTGACCTGCGGCGATCATATCGCCAGAAAGACAATGCCTTCAGAGGATTCAAAAAAGCTTCTGCAGCATGGATAAAGAAAGGCAACCGCGTTGAAGATGTGGTGATGTTTATTCTGATCCCGCAAGCGCGAATTAAAAAGAAGCTGAATGTGGAGCGTGAGTATAAGAAGTGGGGGCAGCACCATACTGAATTGATAGAAAAAAGGATGGGTCATGGCAACTGATGCACAGGAAGTCGTGTCGCTGATCAAGCAACAGATCCAGACATATCTTGAGGGGGAAAACTGGAAGGGTGGCGACGTTACCATCGATATCAACGGTATCCTGCCAGAAGACGTTAGCGCAGGTGGATATGTGAATGTATGTGACGGAGACCCCGGGGAGCCTGATGAGGTCCTCGGAGGTTTTACGCCTTGCTATTACCAACATAACGTCGAGGTCGACATTATCGTCTGCTCTGCGAATTCAGAGACGCGCGAGAGAAAATATGCCCGCCTGAAGGCCGCGGTTGGCGCGGCGCTTGCAGCAGACGAGACGCTTGGTGGCAAGGTTATCGCGATGGATTACAGCGAGCCGTCACCAAACAACGAGCGCATCATGGGGGCAGAGGATATGAAGGCCGCCACGCTCAATATTGTCGTCGACTATGTGACAAACGGAAAAATACCAGCATTTCAAGAGGAGACTGAAGAATGACGAATGTTCGCGCTTATGGCCACGCCGCACTTATGCACATCAAGCGTGCGACTGCGCACGGCGAAGTCCCTGCGGGTAACTTTCTCAAGGTGCCGTTCTATACCAGCGGCCTCGGCGGATCAAAATCCTATGAGCCGAATGAATTGGCTGGGCAGGGGCGCGACCCGCAGAAGCCGGTTGCCGGCCCGCTTGACGTGGGCGGAAATCTTGTTGTTCCTCTGGATGCCAGATATTTCGGCCATTGGCTGACGGGCCTTTTGGGTGACCCCACGACAACCGCAGATGAAGGGGTTTACACTCACGTCTTTAAATCCGGCGCTGCCGAGCTGCCTGATTATGCGATTGAGATTGGTCATCCTCTTATTGCCTCTCCTGTGTATTTCATGAACACGGGCGTGCAGGTTAATAGCATTTCTCACCAGCTCGAACGTTCTGGCGCCGTACGCACGACGTTGGGCCTGATCGGTATTAATGAAGAGAAGAGCGGGACGTCGCAGGCGGGCACCCCGACGACGCTGACCTTTATGCAGTTCGGTCACCCGCAGTGCGTCCTGAAGAAAGGCGGCGCAGCACTTGCGAACGCTCGATCCTTTAACTTCAATTTTAGCAATAACCTTATCCCGATCGAGACCGTTAGTAATGGCGGGAATCTTGAAGGCGTCGATCCCGGTATGACGTCCTTGACGGGCAGTGCAGACCTCTTCTTTGCCAATCAATCTATTATTGGCGATATTTTTGCCGGGACGCCTGTGGACTTCGAGGTTGCTTATCAAATCTCAAGCTCTCTTCGTCTGGTGTTTTCCTTGCACGAAATCCTCCTTGACCGCGTGCCGCATAGCGTCGATGGCCCGGGCGGTGTTGCAATCTCGTTACCGTTCCGCGGTAACAAGAATGCGGTCGCAGGCTGCATGATGTCTGTAACGCTGGTCAATGATGTTGCCGGCACTGAATATGTTCCGGAGTAAACACGCATTATGAAGTCTCTCGAAAACAACGAAGATTTTGAGGTTAAAATCAAAGAAGGCGTGACGCTTTACTGTCATGCGATTAATAGCCTCGATATCGCTATTGCGCGCGCTAGCGCAGATTCATTAATGCTTTCGTTGCAATCTGCACAAGTTACACTGGAGGCGCTCGGGTTTATTTCGTCTACAGACTTCAATCTGGAAGACGAAAACAGCAGATACGCGCTCCGTGAGACCCTTTTCATAGGGGAGCTGGGAGCAAAAAAAATCTACGCTTGGGAGGGGTTTACAAATATTGATACCGGCGCCGCGCTCCCGTGCACGCCTGAAAATATAAGAGCGGCCCTACGGGGGATTTTTGTCGTTTCGAACGGATTCTGGCAGCGCGCCATTATGAGTAGTCAGGAGCTGCTCGCCGCAAAAAAAGGATGCGCGACCGGTGTTTCTGGCACGCCAAGCCCGGAGCCGGTCGCGAGTATTGTAGCGGATGCCGCGCAAACGGAAGCGCCTGCGCAAGCGGTAAAGCAGGACTAGATGGCAGGCTGTGCCCTTATGTCGAGAATGCTCCGTTAACAAGAGAAGAAGTGGCTGTTTGGGAAGTCCTGACGGGCGTCACAGCAAATGATCTGCCGGCGGGAATACAGGCATTGCAGGCAATGGGGACAGCGAACGCAGAAGCTATTC